CTGCGGATTGCCCTGCGCCACGATAGCCCGATACACATCATTGACTGATGCCTGAATCTCTGGCGGTAGCTCTTCCATTTCGGACGAGACGCTAAACTCAGCAAACACCTCAAGCAGTTCCTTGACCGGGTCGGTGGGCATAATCTCCACCGCAGCACCCTCCAAGACAGCCTCCAGAACATCCAGCGCATAGTTGTAACTGCGCACCGTCTGGGCAATCTGACTGTCCATCCCGAAGAAGTTGACCGCTCTGCGTGCTTCCTCTGGGGTGATAAGCTGCAACTGAAACATCTGTAGAGCTTTGCGCTCACGGTTCTCAGCCGTCTGCGCAAACAGGCTGCCCGCCTCAAAGAAGATGTCAGGCTTGTCGCTCAGGTCGGTAGCCTTCAGGTTCTTATAAAACATTCCGCCGTCCATGTTGAACATGCGGACCATCATACCCTTGGTGAAGTACTTCTTAGCCAGCATCAGGATGCGCTCAGCAACTCGCACCGCTGCCTGCTCGATCGAGTCCTGCACGCCTTTGAGTTGGCTAATGTCCTGATTGACCAGAGCGTTGATGGCAGCACCCGACTGCACACCGCTGACTCGCTTACCAAGACTTGCGCCGTGGATGCCTGCCAGGTCCATCATTTCGCTTTGTGTGCGCCCGACGTTGTCGATGATATACCCAGGCAAGGGAGCGGGGGAAGCCTGCTGCGGGGGAGGTGCTGAGGGGTTGTAACGAATCTGTGACCCCGGCTCGTTAGTAATCCGTTCAACTCCTGAGTTGATTGGATTGAGCCACTGCACATTCCCGAGCAGCTTGGTGTTGCTGACGATCGAGGAGCGCTGAGCATTATACTCACGCTGACTGCTGATTAGCGGCTCGATTGCACCCACGCCATGAAACCGGCCTGGCATACTGTGGTAGGTCATGTGCTCGACGGGCCAGCGACCTGTGCCGTCCCAATCCTGACCTTTGTCTTTATAAAGGACCTGGTCGCCGGTCACGATCATGTGCGTGCCGTTGCGGTCCCAGTACTCCAGAATCTCATAACGCTCGACTTTATACGTTGAGGTCTGGTTATAATCTAATAGGTAAGGCCGAGCCTCACGGCTAAACTCCACAGGAATAAGCTCGTCGAGTTTGACCTTTGGGTACCGGCGCTTGAGTTCAGCCTTGGTGACGTACTCACGCACGATCAACCAATCGCTGTCGTCCATCTTCTCAGCACCGGGCTGGACCAACAAGTTGTAGGGCGAGATGACCTTCAGTTTTACCTTCTTGTCATCTTTGCAGTAGTAAGTGTGCAGCCCTACATTCCCGCAAGTGATAAGCCACTTGTTGGCTTCTTTCATTTTGTCTGAGAACTTGTGACTGTCCCAAACATACTGCACTAGCGCAGCATCTGACTTAGCTTTGACCAAGTCCTCACGGCTTGCCGAAGCAGGCCGAGCACTGACGTGCGGAGTTGCCACCGCCAGCATTGCGTACAGCCTATTATAAATAGGCAGCAGCAGGTTGATTGTGAGTCGGACCACGCCAGGACGGGGGGTAGCGGTCAGCCAAGTGCCGTCTGTCTGCCGCCTGCCGTACTGCAACCCCTCGATGAAACGCCGGGACGCATCCCAAGCATACATCTTCTCCCAAGCAGCTTCGTCAGCGTTCTCTTTGTACTCGCCGATTTTGCCGGGGGTAATCTTTCCGTTGTCGTCGTAATAGCCTTTAGCCATCAATCGAGCCCGTCATCTATGCCCACATGCAAAGCATGATGCGGCTGGTGTGTTGGAAAAGTACGCTCACGCTTGAGCCGACGCAAGCGGTCCCATGCCTTGGTCGCCCGCTCGAAAGCGAGGACCAGGCACAGGACCGTTGCGCTTAGCTCAAGGGCTACAGTCAACTTTACACTCGCGTGTACTTGATGCCCGTAAGGACGCCCAGACAACGAGGCTTCTCGGAGACGAGGTCGAAGTACTGCTTGTAGAAGCCTTCTTTCACGTCTTTGAGCCGGTTCGTCGTCAGGTCACGCTGCTGCGTGACGATGTCGCCCGCATCGTTGAACTCTTGGAAGCCACCGGGACGCAGGGTGTAGGTGTTGATCGTGTCACGCACGATGAAATAAATCACACCAAGCGGGGCCTGATTGCTGACCTTGATCGGGATACGCTGGTCAAACAGCAAATCACCAGGCTGGAAACCGCCCTTAGCGTTGGTCGAACCCGGAAGGTAGTCCACGTCAGGGTTGGGGTTGCCAACCATGTCTTGGAAGATGTCCCGGTACTCGGAGCGGGTGAAGCGGTTCATGATCAAGCAGTCGATCATTTCGCCACTGTTGTCCTCAACCGAGTCAACCATGCGCTGCATGACGCTCATGCTGATGTCGGTGCCCGACGAGCGGCCGCCAGCAGCAGCAGCAGCGGCATCACGAGGCAGCGAGTAAGCAAACCCACGAAGGATTTGATTCTGGCGAGCAGCCAGCCCCGTGTTCAAACGGCCGTTTCCAAAGAACGACTCGTCGAAACCAAGAGCGTTCAGGCCGTGAACTTGGTCCGTAAGAATACGATTACCGGCGAGGTCACACTCAACGATCATCAGGCCAGCGGTAAGACCGCCGGTGGCAAGATCGGCAGCGGGGCCTTCGGTAGCGTTCGTTACAGACTCAATCGTCGCAGTGCCATCGGTCACGTTGACCGCTTTGACCTCAAACACAAACCCAGCAACCGACGGGGCTCCGCCGGTGTCGTCTTCGAGGTACAACCAGTTATCAGCACTGTCCCGACCGACCTGAAGAATTTTGACGTAAAAGTTCGTGGTCGCAGCAGCGTGCTCAGCGAGGCGAGCCGCCAAGTTGTTTGCGCCGGAAACCTTGCGCAACTGATGGCCGGTACCAGCAGCGCCAGTGGCGTTGTCGATCAGCCAGCCCCAGCAGCCACGCCCGCAGAACATATCACGGTCGAGACGGTGACGGATGTCCATTTCGAGCCCACGCATTTCGCTAAACATTGCGCCGACGAAAGCAGCTTCACTGCCGCCGTTGCCTGGAGCCTGCGCTTCAGCCTGCCCGGTCACGCTAAACGATGCGTACATGCTGGCATAGGACACGGTAAGGGTCAGGTAGTCCTGATTACTTGCCGCAGGAACGACAGCACCTTCGCCGCCGTACACGATTGCCGTCGAAACCACGCCACGAGTGTGAAGCGGAATGATGACGTTGGAGCCGGCCCACTGGTGCGGACCCTCCGAAAAGAGTTGATAAATAAGAGACTCACGATTCAACTGCTCGCGAATCGGCCCCTCATACTGATTCTTAAGAATCGTCGAAATGCTATTTGCTAGCGTAGCCATTGGCTATCTCCTAGCGGGCTCGTCGGCGGTCGCTTGTAAACATCCGCTTCATTTCCCGCAAAGTCATTGGTTGTTTTTTGGCAGTCGGTTGACCGCCGGAAGGTGCCACTGGTGCCGCCGTCTTATTGCTTTGACGTGACGGCAGCCCAGTTGCTTGGTCTTGCTGATTCTCAGCAGGCTCAGTCTGCTTGTCCTCAGTGCTGTGTCCATGTCGCTTGAGTACGTCCTGTTCCAACTTCCGTTCGTACTCTTTGAAAACCTTGACCGCTTCATCAATGTCGGCGGACGGGTTCTGATTCAACACCTGCAACACATACGAGCGTGCCGATGCCTTATCATAAATGTCGTCCCCGCTGACCGCTGCGCCAATCTTCTTCTCATACTCAGCAACTAGTCGCTGAACCTGAGCATTGCGAAACTCTTCTTTCGTTTGCGTCGATTGGGTTTTGGTCTGTCGAACTTCCTGAGCTAGCTCGACGAGAAGCTGCGCCATTTCATCATTGTCGGAGTCTTCTGCCAATCGCTTGACACGCTCCATCAATGGGTCGGGCGCTTCCTCTTTGGGCTCTTCTACCGTCTGCGGTGCCGCTTGCTGGACCTGCGACTCCATCAACTCCAAGCGCTTTTGAAGCTGCTCGTTCATTTCCTTCAGGTGTTTCGCTTCCTCATTCTTCTCCCGAAACCTATTGTATGGGATAGGTCCCGGTTCTTCCCCTTTGGCCTCAGGGGTGGGAGCGTCTTCCGACTTGGCCGAGTCGTCAGAAACCTGAGCAGGCTCTTGAACTTCTTGAGCTTCTTGCTGCTGGGCTGGTTCCGGTGATGATCCTTCTGGGCTGGGTGACGAACCCTGTACGTCAACATTTGCTAGAATGTCATCGAGCTTGAGAGATTTTGCCATGATGTCGCTCCTGGCTTGGCGTAAATACACGGTGGTCCAAGGTTCACCGAGAAACCTAAAATACAAGCGTATTTATGTGCATACCCAACCCGCCGTCAAGCACATGCGCAAAGCAAACTGTTGACTCTGGCATTTTGGTGTGCTACATTCCTACTGGTCAAAATCACAACCAAGGAGGTAAAATGGCCAAAACGAGACGCAAATCGAAACGATCATGGATGCAAGACGACAAGTATCTGCTTGGCTTCAATCATGGCGGTCACTCAGTCAGCTTCAACATGGCTGAAACCTTTGAGCGCATGTGCAAAAGCAAGCGCTGGAAACACGCTCTGCTCGCTGGCGTTGAGGACCACAAGCGTGAAATGGGCTACGACCCAAAGTTTCGAGTCACCGTAGTTCACCAGCGTAACGGCTACGCCTCTCACTGCGACCGAACCATGCAGCGCATCATGCAGAACACCATGCAGTGCAGGGGTGTTAGGCGCAACAGCGCAGGACCGATCTACTCTGTGCATCCGGGCCGCACAAGCTACGGCGGGCGTGAATACGGGGCTTCAGTAGCAACGGATTACCGCAGCAGTCTGGACTCAGTTGCTCGCAAAATGGTCACAATCCTACACGAGCTTACCCATTACATGCACCTACGCACTGTGTACCCGAACGTCATCGAGGGCGTTGAGCGGTGTCATGACCGCATGTTCAACGCCATGATGTGCGACATGGCTCGTCACTTCTGGGGCTATGACCGCTCGCCGATGATGGCCGGTTACTCAGTCGGCCGTGGGTATGCCCCAACCAAACACCTCACCAAATGGATGACCGACAGGCTGACTCAAGAGCTTGAGGGCAAACAGGACAAGCGTGTTATGGGTTGGATTGATTACAAATGATTTACCGCAGAACGAGACGTAACTGGCCTGGAACTTACTACAAACCCCTGACCGAAAAGCAGGCACGGTCAATCATCCGCCGATGGCGGTCACGTATGAAGCAGGGGAGCATACGGGGCTGCGAGGTGTACAGCCTTATGCTGCACGACCAAAACCCTGACTGGACACTGTGGCGTTGCATCACCCGCATCCGCAGGGACTCGCAAACCATCGAGGTGTCGAGTGTCTCACCGATGCCGCCCGACACCAAAATGCGTCGTGTCAAATCCAAGCCGTCGCCCGTGAGTTAGTCCAGCCCATCGTTGAACAGCCAGCCACGGGGCTCGTCGTACTTCCGTGCATTGGCTAGCTCATCGAGTTGCTCCCCGGTAAACGCATCCATGCCTGTGGTTCTCTCAAAGGCCACGACATCGGTTGCGTTCCGGGGGGCAAAGTTTTTTATGACCTCCTCACGAACGACCTGCACTTGATCGAGCCCCTCCAGGCAAAGGGCCGACGCAAAGATCATGTCGTCATGGCAGCCCGGCGAGGCGTATGGCTCGCCCTTTTCGTTGTATACGAAGCTGCCAATCTCGTTGATCAGGACCTGCGGCACCTCCACAATCACGTCGGTGGAGATCAACTTGCGCAGTCGATTGAGCAGGATCGCACGGTTTGCCTTGCTGGTGTAGAAGCCCAGCTTCTCGACGTACTTGGCTGCCATCTTATCGTATACGAAGCGCCGATAGAGCTTCGGGTACTGGTCGATACTCAACTCTTCCTGAACCGCTGCCCCCACATGGTTCACCTCGCACACGATTAGGGCATCGTTATACTTGCGCCCCATCTGCTGCACGGTCTGAGCAAACTGGTGGACCGGCACCCTGCCATAGAACCACGCCACGGGCTTGATGCGCTGCTTGTTGGTCACGTCCATGACCATGGCGGCACTAAAATCGCCGTTTGACGAGCCAGTTGCTGCGTCCACGCCGACGACATAGACGTGCCCAGGCATTGGTTTGTGCATCTGATCGTGCGTTTTGGTGACTTCTTCGGGCAACCACTCGCCCTCAAAGTACATATCGCCAGAGTGAAGGAAGGCTTCTTGTGCAGATGCCGGGTATTCCTGGCTGAATCGCTTCCAATCGTCGTCGCACTTTTGGCTCAGAGCCCATTTCAGCCACTTGGTTTGGGCCGGAGTCAGCTTGTGCTGGGTGACATACGCTCGCTCTTCGGGTTCCAACTGGCGGTTGATGATGGTCATAATCTCATCATCAAACTCAATCGGCACGCCCTCGTAGTCGGTGAGGCCGTCGTCCGTTTCGATTAGTTGGTACTCGTGCAGCGCCATCCACGGCAGGAAAACCTTCTTATAACCGTTCTGACTGACCCACCAACTATAGAAATGGTTGAAACTGTTGGCTGTCGTCTCGACAAACGCCGCCCCTCGGTCGGTGAGAGACTGCATTGCGGCCGTAAACACCAGTTCAGCCTTGTCCCAGAAGGCCATTTCACTGCAATGCAGGTAGTGAACGGTGGTCCCCCGCAGTTTATCGGGGCTATTGGCGGTTGCGATCCGCACATATCCGGTGTGCTTCTTGAAGACTAGCTCTGTCTTGGTAGAGTGCCGCAGGGGGAAGTGCTCCTTCATCCATCCGGGCATACACTCGTAAAAATTCTTATAGATACTAAAGATTCTTGCAGCCGCCTCGGTCTCGTGCGCCAGCACAACCGCCCGCTCGTTGGGATTGAACAACACTTTCCAAAAAAAGTACCCAGCAATCCACGTCGAGATACCCTCTTGGCGGGCCTTGAGGCAGCCGACACGCTTCCGACCCTTGCGAACCACGTCCCAAACCTGTGTTTGCGGCTCATTCCACACAAACGGGATCAATCGCCCCTTTTTGTCCACGATTTTGAGCACGTCTTCGCTGAAGAACTTGTAGTTTTGGGCACACTCGTCGAGGTAAGCCTGTTTGGCCGGGCTGATCGCCATAAGTTACGCCTTCTTTTTGCGTTTTGTCGTGCGCTTCTTGCGCTTCGTCGTCTTCTTCTTGAGTGACGTGCCCTTTGCAAGGCCGTGACGTGAGTACTGCTTGCCTGCACGGGTTGCCGCAGCCTTCTTGCGCTCTGCCGCCGCCAGTTTCTTGCGCCCTGCGGCCGTAGACTTCAGCTTGGCACGCTTTGCTTTGGGCAGGTACACGCCTTTGCCGCCCTGTCCGGGGGTGTCTTTCTTTGAGTAGCCCCAGTCTTGCTTGGTCCACTTCTTCAGACTGTTGGTTTTGGCCGTCGGCTTCTTACCGACGTACTTGCCGCCCATCTTCTTGTACAGTTGGGTGGCTAACTGCATGGCACGAGCACTGTGCTTACCGCCCATCTTGGCTTTAGCTTGGCGCTTTGCCTTCTCCCACAGCTTTGGGTTTGCCTTTTTAGCTGTTGCCATTAGACATCCTTACCAAGAACTGCGCTGATCTTTGCGTAGTGCTGACGCATTTCACCAAGCCCTTCCTTTATAAGAGCCTCAGTGTCTTGAACCTCTTTGTCGATGGCATCCAGGCGTGTGACCCACTGCAAGCGCTCGTTATCGTACTTGTTGACGACCTCCATGAAGCGATCACGGACCTCCGCCTCGCGACGATTGCAGTCTTCCATCTGTTCACGAAGCTGAGCCTGGAAGTTATCAGTCAGATCATCCAAGCGCTTAGTCATCTTCAGGTAGAGCCAGAAGATTGCACCAGACGCCAGGCCCAGAGCCCCGAAGTCTGCAAGCATTTGTAGGATCTGATTAGAGTCCATTAGTTTGCCAAATAGGTAACGGCCAAGGCCGTAAGGATCGGAGTGGCAATCCCGACGACCGTAGTTAGCCGCACGACGGCATCACTGATCCTGCGGACGTCAGTGTCTAACTCATTCATTTCCTTGAATAAAACTTTGATCTGCACGTCATGCCCGTCCAGCCTAGCCTCATTCTTTGCTACTTTTGCTTCGCTTACCATTTTGTACGGTTGGCCCAGTATGCGGCAGACATTTTGCCTTTTGCGATATTTTTTCGGTGCCTTGCTTTGAAGCTGGCCCTTTTCTTTTTCATCTTGTCCGACTCACCCTTCTTAGGCTTGCCGGCCGTCTTTGCCCCTTGCTCACCAAAGCGGATCATCTTCACCTTGTCCCCAGACTTCGCCAGAACAACGTGCGACTTCTTAGGGTGCTTCGGTGTGCGCTTGGGCTTGTTGTACCCAGAGAACGTTTCGCCCCGGTACTTGATCGCCATCAGCTTGCGCTCCCAGTCTTCAGCAGCATCAGCTTGTTCTGAAGCTCTAAGTCCACCCCGCTCTCAGCGTCGTCCCGCAGCATGGGTTCCAGACTGTTGATGGCCTTGAGCGCAACCTCTAACGACTTCGGGTTGGCTTCCCCTTCGATCGCTTGGTTGATCACTTCCAGCTTCATGCGCTTGATGTCGGTCATGTCCAGCCGGTCAGGGTCGAGCCCTTCAATGGCTGCTAGGATGCCACGCAAGTCACTCATCGGTCTCCCCTTCTGTGCGCAACGGCTCCCCAGGCTCTCCACAGTCAGGACAGTTCATGCCCCCGGTCCAGATGTTTGGGCAGGCACAACACGCACGATCGACTGTCTCGTTCATTTCATCCACTCCTTCAAGTGCTTGAGCAGTGCGTCCACAGTAGCAGACGCTGTGACACGGTTGCCCTCATACTCCAGTTTGGCCAAATCATTCAAGGTAATCACCCCCAAGAGATAAGCCGCCTCACACACTGAGGTCATTCTCACAATCTCTGTGATGCACTCTTTGACCCACAAACCGCTGTCTGGGTACACACTGAAATGCCCTTGATGGGGATTGCCACGAGCTTGAGCCATCCGGTTCATCAGCAGATCAACCTCAGGCAGCATGTGCTCCCGTGCCCTGTTCTTTAGCTGGTGCTGTCTAAATGCTCTGAGTACTCGACGCCAACCCTCAGGGGCACTAGGATCAGAGCCCAGAAGAGAAAGACCATCAGTACAAACCCAGGCTCGGAGCGCCAGAACCTGTTCAGCACCACGCCCAAATATTTTGCCATCATCCTCTGTCTTCTCCCACATCCTCAGCATAGACCTAAGGCAGACCTCTTCCATGCAAGGCCCACACACATCATATAAGAAGTGTCTCCGCCCGTGGACAGGACAAGGGTCCGTTAGACCCCCCGCTTGGGAGGACTCACCATGCGGTCCATCTTCTCCACTGTAAGGATCTCTGCCAAACAATACTGACACCTCTTCAGGCGAACCTTATCATAAGATCCTACCTGCACCCTAGTCTTAGGCAAGTCCAGGCTCTGTTCCGTCCCTAAGCACTCAAGAGTACCCACATCACACACTGGACAGAACAACATAAAAAAAACCTTTCCAGGGGATCAACTCAGACTGTCAGTGTGGCAGTCAAAAGCCCAGGCTTCCAAACCCCTCTGAAACCTCAGGTTTTTCCAGGGCCTTGACAGGGGTTTTTCTTCTCGCGTAGAAACGCATGGTAAGTCGATAGAATCCTAAGCTCTAAGGCTTGCCTACCCCACCAGTGATTCAAAAGCCAGGGAAAGCCCCTTAGAGAAGGGTTAGGTTCTGGGGTTTCTGAGCCAATGCAATGAGCAGAAGCTGAGGTTTTTTAGAGTCGTGCGATTGTGAGGGGCACATACGGCACGGCACCCCCGCCCGCACAGCGACACCCCTGCCCCTGCGATTTCAACCACTTAGGCACAGCCGCCGCCCCTTCGGACCCCCCAGCCGCCCCAGACCAAGCCCAAAACGGGGTCGCCCAAAAGGCACGGATTGACCCCTTCCGAGAGCCCCCGCCAAGCCCCAGCGAAAGCACCCCCGATCGACCCCGGTTTGACCCCCTGCCTGGGGGTGCCTGGGAGCCCCTGAAGGGACCTCGGGCGACGGGGTCCGGGGGAGGGTCCAGACGATGGGCGGAACACCCCCCAGCGCCTACCCATTCAACCCACCCCAACCGACCCCCAAAACCACCCCTCTCGCCCTGCCTGGTTTTCCTTACGTGAGAGACCACCCCCAGCCCCGGGTCTTGCAGCAGGCAAAAGACCCCCCGTCAGACCCCCTGAGTGCTCGCCCTGAGCCGATGCCGTCGGACCCCCTGACCACCCTAAAAAAAAAAACCCCCTCACCCCCTAAAGGGGGTGGCAGTTTCAGACCCCTGAGCGTGACCCCCAGCCAAAGCACCCCCAGCCCCTGAGTGCTGACCACCCCCCGCGGCCAGGTACCACCCCGTAGGGGTGTCGACCGCGGCCAGGCAACAAAATGCACCCCGATGACGATTTTTTGTCGAATGGGCTTGAGATCAACTGTGGGTCCACTATGTTACAGATGTCGAGAGGGGGCATCGCTCGACACCTAATCACCCCCCAACGGAGAAACGAGACATGAAATACGCAGCAACCAAGACGGACCTTCGACGGGCTAGCAAAGAAGCGAACGAGGCGATCGAAACGCTCAATATGGCTAGGGGGCTGGTGGCATGTAGCCAAGCCGCTGATGCTCGCGCTGAGCTTGGATTCCACAAGGAGGCGATTGATTACGTCGAGACCGCTGAGCGGCGGTTGTACGATGCCGCTTCGCTGCTGACCTCGATTCGACACAGTTTGATCTTCGAAGACTAAGGCGAAACGCCCCTCCGGGGGCTTCTAGGGACTAACGGGCACCCCCTACTGATGAGCCAGCCCAAACACAGCCGAAAGGCAGAGAGAAACGAGACCATGAGCATTACCAAAAACCTCGCCCCCTTTATCAGTGAAGTAGCCGGACCCCAGGGCAAAGAATTCCGGTTCCAACCGTTCGCCTTTCCGGGTGGCTATGCGATCGCCTACCTTGACCAAGAGAACAACACGGCTTGCGCAGCTTGCGCATCGGAACGGCTCGACGGTCCGGAGCCCTGCGCAGACTGGGGCTGGGAGACGATCGTAGCAGCGTTCCTTGTCGAGGGCTGCGACGACGGTAGCCACGTCTGTGATGCCTGCGACCGCTCGGTTGACATGGCGGACCAGTACCAAGAGGTCCTCAATCGCATTACCGAAACCTGGCAGATGAGCTACCAGCCCCATGTCCCGGCTGACGACGTTCCAGCCCTCCGGGAATCATGGGCGAATTGCATCGACTACATGGAGCGGAATGGCGAGATCACGGACCGTGAAGCCTTTGACGCCCCCGGTTTGCCTGACCGATTCGAGCCCCAGCGCTGAGCCCCCGCCCCGTGCTTTGATCGAGCCCCCAGGCAGCCCCTGGGGGCTCCATTCAAACCACAGGCACCAAGCCTACTAACCGCCGCAAGGCAGAGAGAAACGAGACAGCCATGACCAAGAAGACACGACAAGACTTCATCAACGACGCCGTCGCCCTGTGCACCAAGGGGCTCACCGATCTGATGCGCCAAGGGGTCGCCCCCTGGCAGCGGGGGTTCGTCCCAGCCCTTGGCAGCGAGGGTGCAGCGGTCAGCATCTACGGTCGAGCTTACAGCGGTCTGAATCAAATGGTGTTGACCATGCAGGCAGCAGCAGCAGGCTATGAGCACAACGTTTGGGGCACCTACGGCGCTCTCAAAAAGAAGGGCTTCAAGGTCAACCAAAAGAGTCACGCTCGCATTCTGTGTTGGTGGAAAACCGAGATGAAAGACGACGAGGGAGAGGTCATCCTAGACAAGAATGGCGAGCCCCGCACCTACATGGCAGCCAAAGCCGTTGCGGTCTTCAATATCGCCCAGACCGTCGAGGGGGCTGACTACAAGCCCGCCAAAAACCCCGCCCCGTTTGCCCCGTTGGTCGAGTCCATCGACGACGCCGGAGAGCTTGCCCTTGCTGTGCTTGAGGGCTCTGGCGTCAACGTCCTCTGGCAGCCCACCCCTAGCCCCTGCTACGCTCCGATGCTCGACGAGATCCGCATGCCCCCCGTGGCTAGCTGGCTAAGCGCCGAGCGCATGGCAAAGACCTTGTTCCACGAACTGGCGCACGCTACCGGCGCAGCCCACCGATTGAACCGCCCCGGCATCGTGAACTTCGACGGTTTCGGCTCGCATCAATACGCTTTGGAGGAGCTCGTCGCCGAGCTTACCGCAGCGAGCTTGTGTCGCTTGGCAGCGATCGACACCAAAGAAACCGACGCCAATAGCGCCGCCTACCTCAAGTCATGGGCTGAGAAGCTCGACGCAAACCCCAGCTTGTGGCTGACCGTTGCTAAAGAGGCGGAGGCGGCTGCTAACTGGCTGGTCGATGCCGCTGAGGTCAGCTTGAGCGCACTGGAAACGCTCGCAGCGAACCGATAAGGCGAAACCCCCGTCAGGGGGTCGCAGTGGGGTGGTTCCCGTTGCCTGATGATGCCAGCCACATCAGCCATATAATAAAGCCGAGAGGCGGAAGGAAACGAGACCATGGCTTACAACGAAACCTACACCAATGAGCACTTTGATCGGACCCAGCAAGCCGCAGCCCTGATGAGCGAAACCCCCGGCTATACCGTCGAGCATTTCGTCGCCGTCCGGCTTGTAATCGAGCGCGGTTCCGGACCGATGCCCAGTGCTGAGCGCTTGGCGGAGATGGCTGGTCAAGATTAGTTAGGACCCTAACGCCCTGCGCCGGGATGGGCTCCGGCATAACCCCTTTATAATAAGGAAACGAGACCCATGATTTACGACAACCAAGCACCGATGAACGCAGAGCAGGCACG